TACAGTGGAAATTAGTCTTCATTAGCCATTTTTTCTACTGACTGTCGGAGTGCTTTAATGTTTTCATCTATACGGGCCATAGATACTGCTTGTCTTTGGGTAGCATCTTCTACAATAGATAGTCTGGATTGCATACGCATGATCTCTTCAGCATTACGTTCAATGTCTGACATCATCATGGATACAGTCCAAACTATAGCTGCTGCTTGAGCTATAAGACCAAAGATAAGGGTTATAGGTACACTCCTAGAGAGGTGCCAATTATCTTCTTCTCTACTCATGCTGGGTAGGCTTTACGATCAAGTTCAAAGTGAGGTGCATCATAGAAGCTTTTCCAGTCACCACCCCATACGATGGAAATGTCAAGCTCTTCTGCTGCATCCTTCATGGCTTCAGCCATAGTTTCAAACCTATCTAAGTCTTCCCAGTCTACAGGCCAAGGAACCATGTCTACAGCATGGCCTGTGATGTGTCTTGAGTTAAGTGTAGTTGACTTACCCTCTTTCAGTAATTGCTTCTGTCTATCAATGTGACGTATGCCTTCGATAACTGTGAAGTCTACATCAGTGATCTCTATTGCCTTCTTAACTACAGCTTGCATATCAGGGTGAACGCCTGACAAGTTCTGTAAGCTACGTGTTCCTAGTTTATATCCCATGTCAGGCTTCCCTTTAATTAAGCTGCTTCTTGTTGTTGCTGTGGCTCTGGATCAGGTGTAAGTGTATCTTTAAGAGCATTCATAAATGCCCCACGACCTACATTAAGCTGATCTAAGTTGAACTTAGTGCTACCGATCTTACGATCTAAATCCATAACGTGGTTGATTAGAACCTTCTGTTCATCTGTAAAGTCTTCCACGTTGTATTCTACTTCATCAATCATAATGGTTTGTGTTTGTTTCTCGCCCATTACGTTTCTCCTTCTAGGTTATGTCTACCACGGAACCCCGCTTGCAGACGTTGGATTAGCTATTGCATTAATCTTAGTAGCAATAGCAGCTTCAGTATCAGCTTGTGATACATGACCCCAGACCCAGCCTTGAGCTTGAGCCTCAGTAATATCGGCATAAGGTGTGAAGTCAGCAGCAGAAGCATCGTAGGTTAGGCCACATGTGCCATAGCTAGATGCTGAGTTGCCATCGTCATCAACGCCTGTGCATCTCCAATGTGCAATGTATACGCCACCGTCAGCGATTTCGTGTTCCAATGTTGGAATAGTCCAAGTGTAAGTAATAGCCATGATTATGGTGTCTCCTGTGCGGCTAGATGTGCAGCATAGGCTGCTTTAACTTCGTCTGTGTGAACTGCATTACAGATGGCTTGAACCTCTGCGCTTTCACCTGTGATGTCGGCGTCTGGTGCAACGACATGGCGTGAGAAAGATCGGCTGATCTCTGTGCCATCACGTTCAATCACGGTTGCTGTGCGTACTTGGATAAATTTATGAGCCGAAACGATCTCAATCTTATCCTGCTCTGTGCGTTCTGTTAGTGCCATCGTTTATCTCCTTTGATGGTTGGACTGACTACCCTGTGATCCAACAAGGGTGGTTATGAGCTTGTTCTGTAAGATAACGTCCAAGTTACAACGTCTGAGCTTGTTCCGTTAAAGTCTTGCACTTTTACCGTAGAATCGCTTACACCGCTACCTGAAGTATTTAGTGTTGCTCGGCTTTGTGAATCAACTACGGCTGTGGTCACCATTGTTCCGCTGCTTGGGAAAGTTACGGTGTCTAGTTGAACAGAGCCGATTGATCGACCCGTACTAGATGCTGCAAAAGGCAACGTAAAGTAAACACTGTTACCTGCCGTTAGCCCTGATGTACTAACATTATTAAAAGCATCAAAGGATGCAATAACCTGCTGACCAATTTTAGTGTAACGACCAGTAACTTGTGTTGATGATGCGTTGCCACCTGATAGTGCATCATACATATTTACAATCCAAGTCCCCTCTTCATACGAATCCAGCGTGTTGCTTGTGGACGTGCCAGAGCCACCAGCATCGCCAAAGACTACACCGCCAGAGAGGTAGAGGTCTTTGAAGCGTGCTGTGTCATCTCCTAAATCAATAGCTGCGTCACGCTGTGCTCCAGCCATATCAACAGGTCGAATACTGTTTGCTATGCCAAAAGCAATACCATCGTTGTTTGACCCAATCTGAAGATAAGAGCCAGCATAGCTCCCAATACTCCCCACCGTAACTTCATTAGAGCGAAACTTAATAAGCTCACCAGCATCTGTACGTGCTAATTGTAATGGGTGATTACCGCTGCGACTAATTTTTACAAAGCCCTCAGGACGTATATCTACGCCTTGTTCTTCGTTTTCTTCAGAGTCTAAAATAGTGCTAGTAGTTCCCACCAACAGATTACCGCTGCTGTCGATGCGCATGTGTTCTGAGCCGTTAGTGTAAAAAGTTTGAGCAGTAAGACCTGCGCCAGCCGCACCATGCTTCAACTCACCGCTTGCAAATTGCAAGGTATTTCTTGCTGAACCACCAGCATCATGAAAAGCAATAATTCCGTTATTAGGTAAAGTTATAGACCCTCCTGAAAGCGTTGTAGAAGTAACCCCCACCAGCAGATTACCGCTGCTGTCGATGCGAACCTTTTCTGCGCCGTTATTGCTGAATGTAATGTTTTCGCCAGAATATGCGTTAATGTTAAAACGGTTATCCACAGGGATTGTGTGAATTGACCCACGATAAGTCGTGCCATTATTGTCTGAAAAGAACATATAAGCACGGTCATCAGAAGAACGACCTGTAATGTTAATGCCTTGAGCAGAGCTATTTGTGACCACGGTTAATGGTTGGTTAGGCGAACTCGTGCCAATCCCGACATTACCGCTGTCATCAAATGTAACAGATGCAGTTGCAGAGCCACTATTGTAGAAACCTAAATCACCATCAGCATCAACACCTAAAGTGTAGCCTTCATTTCCACTCGCTTCTTCAATATGGATACCGTGGTTACTTGCGTTAGACTTCACCATTAGCGGGAATGTACCTGTTGTCTCAAGGCCACCAATCTTCAGTAATTCCGCATCAGCATCCCAGAAGAACTTGGCAGTCGTTCCAGTATCCTCGTAGAAGGAGATGTCGCCGCCTTGGTCAATAAATATCCGCTGCTTTAACGTCCCATCTGCTGATGTAGAAAGCACAAGATCGCCATTATCCTTATTGGTTGCATCTGTTCCTGATATTGCGTGAATACGGGCAACAGGCGTTCCATCCCAGTCATAATCTAAGCGACCAAGAGTGTTTACAGAAGCTGACCTATTTGCGCCAATCGTAAAGGTTCTGTAGCTATTACCCGTGTTTTGAATAGTAGCATCCCCATCCACAGTCAGCCCATCAGCCGTGACAGTGCCAGTTACGTCAATACCTGTGGCGGTGGTGGCGAGTTTTTGACTATTGTCATAAAAAAGATTAACTGCGCCATCGTTAAGGGCAGTAACCATTTGCTCATTGGTAGAAGTCCTAAGAGTAATCCCAGCCCCATTTGACCTAACGTATAAAATCCCAGCGCCAGCATCATCAATATAGCTATTAGACCCATCATGGTAAATCTGTAGGTCAGACCCAGCGCCGAAGATGGCTTTGTCGTTGTCGCCAAATGTAGCGTCAGCGCCAGACAATGCAAGATCACCAGTCATGGTATCGCCAGTGATCCTGACAAAGCCAGTAGCTGTATCTAGGGCATTCTTAAGTTCACTAAAGACTATCTTCTTAGTTTCTGTAGCTGAGGTATCTACAATAGCTATAGCATCATCGTCAGCTACGTTAGCCCCAGTAAGGGCTGTTAATTCTGAGATCTTTTGATCTGCCATTTTTATTATTCCTTTTCCCTTACTTAAGAAGACTTGTTATCTTAACTCTGCCCAAATAAGACCACTTGCACTGGCTACACTTGCTTTATAGTAAATGTTATTTGGTATAATTGCACTAACGCCAGTAGGGTCATTTATATCAGAAGTTCTATCTGCGGTTACAGAAGATGACATATTTGAATTTGGAGATACTAGAAGACTCATAGTACTGCCACCAGCAACAGTTGCGCTTACTCCAATAAATATCGGCCTACCTGTAGTGTTTTGGTATGTTGTATTAAAAGCCCTACTGCTTGTCATGTCTTGCCACGTTTGACCGACACCCAAAGCATAGTCACCTACAACCTCAGTTGCTGATGCAGCTACCTTAGCTGGTGACACAAGGCTTTCAATTGTACCTGTTCCAGTTTCCCATGTAGCTGTAGCTTGATCCCCTAGTAGACCAGTTTGAGTGCCAGAGGTGTTCACTACCTGTGTATCATCTAGGATACGAAACTTATCATTTGTTTGATCTAGGTAAGCTACAGGTATCCAAGCATCATTACCATTTGCTCTTATATACAAGATAAAGGCATCGGTATCATACCACCATTGATTAGCAAAGGTAGTGCTAGGTGCAGCAGTCCCTGAGTTGTTTGTAGCTATAGCTGATAGGACGTTGTTAATGTCGGTTCTAGCATTAGCTGCTGTTTGGTTAGCTATGTTGTAGTCGTGTTGTGCCATATTAGTATTCCACTATCCCTTCCAAGACGCTTACGCTTGGTGATACGTTATTGTTGGTACTGTCGAGTTCAGCTTTGAATTTAAATGCTCTGCCTGTGAGTTCACCCGCTGCTACAACCCAAGATCCCCATGTAGGAGAGCCAGCAGGGTCATCGCTCGTTGCAGCTACATAAATAGTTGTACTGAAGTCACCATAGGGTTGATCCTCATCTGACCAATCGTCCCAATTATTAGGCCAAGTATCCCAGTTGTTAGGAATGTCATCCCAGTTTACTAATCCCCCAGAAGCATTAGCATGATGCCTAGTAGATGATAAGTTAGTTGATACCCTTACAGTTCTAGTTGAGCCTGTGTCTAAGTATCCTGTGAACTCATATGTACCTGTAGAGGGTGCAGCAGCAAAGCTAGATAGTCTTAACTCATCAGGATCTGGGCCTGTAGCCACAGCTACGTTAGTCTTAGCTCCAGCGAAACTTGGGTTCTCAGTGTCAGTCTGTGATGTACCTAACTCAGGTAACTCAGATGGTAGAACAACAAGAGAAGCTACAGTACCTTCGTTACCTGACTTATCATAGGGTTCAATAAAGAATGTTCCTGAGATAGCTGGGTAGGCTACTGATGTCGCTGGTCTAGCTACTTTATTAATTATGACTTGGGGCGAACCATCTGTGAATGTCGCTGTAGTTGATGAGCTATGCCACAGTTTATAATACGACAAGTCAAAGTCAGTTGAAGCAGTCCAAGCAAAGAATAGAGTACCACCAGATAACTGCTTTTCAAAGGTAGACGGGGCAGATGGGCCAGTAGTATCAGCTTCTACAGTCTTCTGTGCATCAGTGAATGTACCCTTAATACCAAAGGCATTGATAGCTCTAGCTCTGACATCATAGACTATAGTACCTGCTGCACCAGCTAGAGGTGTCTCAATGTCTAAGATTTCAAATCTACCTAAGTCACCTGTGCCTAAGACACTGTAAGTTGAGTCTGTAGACTTCTTAAACTCTACCTCGACGTAATCTACACGTTCAAAAGCTGTAGCTGATACATTAACTACAAGGACGTTAGTTACATGCTCATTGATAATTCTATATTCTTGAGTGAGGGCTACAGCTACAGGTGGTACATCAAATGGGGATGGTAGTGTAGTATTATCGCTCTCGTATGTTGCACCATCAGAAACCTCATCAAAGACAGATTCACTAATCTCTCTGAGAGACATATTAACTAGAATGTCATAGTCTTCTTGAAGACCAAAATCCCAAGAGACAACTTCAAACTCTTTATTAGCCCAGCCAAATCTAGTATTACTTAGGCGTATAATATCTCCCACTTGAACTTGGAAAGCCCTAAGACCAAAGGTAGCCTGTACACTGAGTTGTTGCCTATTTCGCTCTAAGGTTATAAGAGCTAAACGTCTAGCTGCATCAGGGTCATCTGTAAAAGGTAACTGTAAATCAATTACACTCTCTTGACCACCATCAGCAGCTAGGAAGGCTGTATAAGCAGCTGAGTTAAGAATAGGTACTTGAGGGAAGTCAGACGGTTGGTACTCACTCTTTGGGCCTCTGAATGTACCTTTGACCACATTAAAATTATCTCTACGTGAGTGTCTTGTATTTACTGAGATACCTGATCTTAGGTCATCCTCATTAAGGTCTAAGACTGGATCTGTGTAGTAAGCTGGCTTCATTCTCCACTTACCCTGAGCATACCACAATAGTCCACCCATAGCTGTAGATAAGTTCTGTATAGCATCGTAAGGTGTAGTGTTAGTGGTAAACGCCCCATTAAGAGTAAATCTGTTCTGGGTTGTAGAGTCTGGAAGAGTTACAATTTGATCACAGATATTAGCAGCTATAGTAACAAGAGAGTCATCTACACTTTCAATATCCTCACTGATACCATAGTTGTAGATGGTTGTATTAGTACCCTCTTTACCTGACGTAAGGTAATCTCTTAAGCATAAGGCTGGATTGTCAGACCAAGCTGTAGTGCTTGTACGAGGGTCGTATACTTTCTTACCCTTAACTACTGCTGTAATTTCAGGTACGTTATTAGGGAATGCATCAGCGTCATACTCCAACATAACATAAAGATAAGCTGTAGCTAGTAGTTTACAGTCTGTTGTCCATTGTGAAGGGGGAGAAACGCCGCCTAAATCGGAAGAGGTAACAGCAGTCTGTGTAGTTGTACCTAGTTTCTTAACTATCTTAACTTTACCAACATACTTAGCTGGTGCTGTAACATCATTACCACTCAGAGTAAGAACTTCGTCATTAAAAGAGATAGTTTCAAACTCTTCTACTTCATGTCCAGCAAAAGCTAATACGCTATGTAAGTATTTATTGTTGTCTGTAACACCTTGAAATACCACACCGCTGGCTATTCTAGTCTTACCGTAGATAACCTGATGAGGCATAGTTGAGCCTCTTTGCGTTATTGTATAACCCTGATCACCACCTCTTAATTCTGGAGTTGGGCTTAATGCTTTGGTTAATGCTGCTGTTCCCAAGGTTAAAGCATATGCTGAAGCACCTGCCAGTAACGCTGCTTTACCAAAACCCATTGCAGCAACACCAAGCGCAGGAAAACCTATGGTGGCAGCAACGGCAAATGTTACAGCGCCAGTAATAGCAGCAGATAGATTAGAGTCCTCATCTAATAAATCAATGTCTATTCCAAATAAAGCCATTAGCTTTCAGAACTCCTACCCCAAGCTAGTTTCTGATCTTGCATACTAGCTACAAAATCAAACCCAGCATCTGTACTTGCACCAGCTATATTCCTAGACCTTTGGTACTCAGCAGTATATCTAGCTACTCTAGCTCTTTCCAAATCAATCAACTTGTTCTCAACCTTAACTTGGATAGTACCTGTGTCAGCACCTTCAGCAATATTCATCTGATCCATGTAACCAGTAAATATTTCAGTGAAACCAGAGTTGAGATCTTCTAAATAGATCTTTGATCCATCTTCTAGTAGTAAGAAAGAGGAGTCTTCTTTTATTATCTTTGCAGCTTTAAATAGACCAAAGTATATTTTACAAGTTCTACCTTGATATGGGGTACTAAGAGCTAAAGACAACACTTCAGAAGGTAACCCTGTAATAGTAATGTCTGCACCCCTTGCAGCAGTCTCTGTAGTCTCTTCTACAGCAGATATACCCAAGAGAGTACCAGCGCCTGTCCAATCAACACCTTGTACGTTAAGAGTACCTACACCTGTCCATAGACGTAATACATCACTACCATCAAAATTCATTTCAACAGCAAAGAAGGGATAGATTACATCATCATCTAAGGCATCAACTACTGATGTTGGTAATACTCTGGACATTTACTGTAGGGCCTCTATAGCGTCAAAGGATATGCCGTAGAAACTGGCGTTATCTATAGACCAAGAAGTAGTACTCTGTCCAAGTCTAAAGACACCTTTAGGACTATTGTAAATAACGGTTTCTCCTGAGTATGTGCTTCTTAAAGAGGGCCAGACCTCTAATTCAACATCAGTACCAGCCGCCCTATCAACCAAGACCTGATGTAATCTAGCAGCGGAGCCTGTACCTAACTGAATGTAATCACCAGCTAGAAGTGTCCCTGTCAAAGTTATAGTTGGAGTAGCATCTCCTGCATTACCTGACAGGGTAGCTGATCCGTTTATTGTACCTCTAGGTGTAACATAGTCAGGATCTCCCAGTAGAAATGTCCCTACAGGCCCCTTAAGAGCTACCAGCATAGCTTTCCATTCAGCAGCTAGATCCCTACGCACTGAGGGAATACTAACTGAGGCACTCCAGATTTGCCCCTGATGGGAAATAACCTGTTGCTTATAAGTAAAGGGAGACTGAGAGACAGCTACAGCATTTACAGCACGTAGTTCAATACTCTCTATGCCAATAGTTGTAGGTGTATTAAGAGGGTAACTTATAGCCATGATTTATCCAAATGCTGATTTCATTGCACCACCTCTACGTCTTTGGTTCATAACTGCACCTACTGACTGATTGATGATAGCTGGTGAGGCTTGTGCTATTGTCTGAGTAATAAGTCTCTTAGTATCGTCTGAGGTATTAGCTGAGATATTGAATACTTGGTTTACTACTGTACCGCCAGCACCCTGACCCTTAGTGTGGTCTACGACAGTCTCTCTAGGGTGTAGCATAGCCATAAAGCCACCCTTACCATCTAATCCACCTGATCTTGGTCCTGAGCCTGTGTATCCACCACCATCTGCACTAGGTAAGTTTGGTCCTTGTACTGGCCCAGCCATAGCACCTTGTATAGCACCTGAGATAGACTGTACTAATTGCTCAACAACAAGTATTCTATATAGCTGTTGTATAATATCCCTAGCCATAGCTCTGAAGGCATCTTTAGCTGATGTGGTACCGTCAACTAAAGCCATAAAGAAGTCATCGAAGGGTGCAGCTAATCTGTTTGCTTGATCCTCTAGCTTCTTAAAGGCATCATTTTGTTTACTGAGGGAATCATTAGCTTTCTTAGTATCTTCATCTAGTTTAGTCATAAACCAGTCAGTTGTATCTAAAGCTGTTGTCGTTGTATTGGTAAGACCTAGAAGATCGTTTACCATGCCCTTTAAAGATTCCCACGATCCGTCAGCGGTAGATTTAAGGTCTTCTACTGCCCTTTCAACTACACGTAAATCCTTTTGAGCCTGAATCATTGCGTCTTCTACAAAACCACCTATTCTTATAGGCTCAAAACTTGTGTTAAAAGTTTTATTGATGGCACTTATGGCATTATTTAATCCCTCTTGAATACTTGTAAGGACACTATTTAAAATACCAAGCATAAAGGCTTTGAAGGCTGGCCCGATAGTTTGTAGTTGAGCAAGATAAACATCTATCTTAGCTATGGCAAAATCCCATAGGCCATCAAAAAGATCTCCCACTTTCTGCATAGCGGCCCCAAAACTACCTGTTGCAGTAATCAAGGCATTGAACCTGTACAAAACCTCTCCTAAACCCACTACCAGTATACCTATACCAGAAGCAATTAATCCTGTCCTAACTAGAGCAAAGAAGCTCCTAGCTGCCCTACCAGATAAAATAAATCCTGCAACTACCTTTGTAACCATTACAGCGCCAAAGGCTATAGCATAAGAAATAAGTCTGGCAAAGTTATCAGCTATAAAGGTGCCTACGTTCCTTGCTACATCACCTAGAGAGGAGAAGGCAGAGGTTATAGCATCTATAAGAGGCTTTATAGGCTCAAGTGCCTCACCCATATCCTTCTTAATCTCTTTGAAGTTTATAGTTAGGTTCTTTGACTCTAAGTATGCACGACCAAGAGCAGTGGATATAGCAAGTCCGATACCTAAGATAGCTCCAGCCAATCCTGGGAGTAACCCTGCAAGCTGTGTACCCTGCTGACCAAATGCAACTAAGGCGTCAGTACCAGACTGAACCTGTACAAAGAAGTCACCGACTTGGTAACCAACCTGTTGAGTGTACATACCAAACTTATTAGTAGTTGATCCAGCAAGCCTTTGAGCATCCGCTAGTCTTTTAGCGGCTATAGCGGCATTTGATTTAGCGCCAGTAATTCTTGTTGTGGCTGCTGTTGCCCTATCAAATGAGGCACTTTGTTGATTAGATGCGGCAGTTGTTTGACCTATAGCAGCATATAATCTATCTTCAGCGGCATCCAGTTGTTTTATGGCGGCGCTATACTGTTGAGCATCAATCCTGTTTTTATTAAAAGCTGCATCTAAGAACTGCATAGTTTGAGTTAAAACTTTAGCTTGTGCTGCCGCTCCAACTACAGAACCAGTAAGACCAGTAAACTCTTGTTTTACCTGATCCGCATTAGTTGCTATGATTATTGATACGTCAGCCACTATTCATAACCCTTACATATTGCACATCTACTAACTTTACAGCCTCGATTTCCCAAGGATATAATGGAGTATGTGTGAGTTCTTTCCAAGCTTTTATCTCGCTATAAGTAATCGGGTTAGGACCTGAGAAGCCCATAGTTCTGCTATTGTTTAAATCAATAAAGGCAGACCAGACATGAGAAAGAAGAGTAGGAAATTCTGTCGGGGGTTCCAGTTCTTTCGGCTTATGTCCAATCTGCCTTTCTACTTGTTCTAAGTGTTCACGTTGTGTAGTACCATTTTCATCTGGTAGACTAAGCTTAAAGTTAAACTCTGCCCACTCACAAAGATCTGATACTATTTCTTCGTAAAGTCCAAAAAATCAGAGAGTGCCTCCTCAATTTGATTCTTGATCCAAAACACTTCTTGGTAGACTTCCTTAGCTTTAGTTAAGGGGGGTACTTTACCTTTGTAAGTAATATTCCACTCTTTTGTAGCCTTAACTAAAACATCTAAAGAAGAGTCTTCTAATTCTTCAGCGGTGACATCAATCTTCTTACCGCCCTTAGATTTCTTGAGTTGTTTATTAGTTTGCTCATGCATAGCTGCCTTATACTGCTTAGAGTGTGGGGCATACATGGTAATAATCATAGGTGTTTTATCATCATTCTTTAAATCTTCATCTGTATTAGGATGTTTTAAGATGATGTCAACAGTGTCATTAGTCGGAGTTAAATCTAGTAAGTCCATGTCGAGTTTCCTTATTGTCGGGGTGAAAAGTTGTCGGGTTAGTAATTAAAGGGGAAGCATCAGACCCGACACCAATGCCTCCCCGCCCTAGCTAGGGTACTTTATGCAGAGCGAGTAATAACTAAGTTACTTGCATCTGCTGTGTTGTAGAGTGCAACGAATGACATAGAAATGATACGGCTAGTTGGGCCATCTACACCTACGTCTGCACTATTGATCTTAGCCCGTGGGAATGCGAACTTGATAGTGTTACTACCATCACCCACAGTTACCTCAAGCTCAGTTTCAGTCTCATTCAGGAAGCGATTGATTAAAGCTGCATCCTCAAAGTAAGCTGAGATAGTGCCTTCGATCTCTGCACGACCAACTTCCAACTGTGGCGCACTATCACTACCAATTACGAAGGTAGGTGCGAAGGAGTTAGTCAGAGTGAAGTCCATACCAGTTACGATAGCTGCTGTAGAGGGGCTACCATTAGTATTACCAATCTCTAGTGTACCTGAGTAAGCATCGAATGGAGCAGCACCTGATGCAGCGTCCTGTGTCTTCTCAGTGGCGCTAATAGTCATGTCCTTACCAACCATACCGTAGGTAGCTGTTACCATCTGGTTAGGGGCAAGAGAGATACCCATAGTAGAAACTGTCATACCTGTGAACAAACGAGCTTGGTCGATGTCAGCAGCATAGTCTTCGATAGAGAAGAACTTAGGTGTAGTACCAACTTTAAGGACGTTAGTTGAAAAGGTATTCAACATGGCTGACTCAAGGAATACATCGTAGTCAGCATCACGTAAGTCAGCTACAATGTCACCAGAGACTTGACGGTTGCCATGACGATCAACACGGGGCATACGGTCAGATTGAATATCAGTACCAGCTACACGATCTTTAGTTAAGTTCAAAGAATGTGTGCTGAAGGGTAAGTTTGTGAAGTTACCAGCAGGAGTCGTGCCAAATGTGCTTTCCACAATGTACGATAGGCTGGAACGAGAACCTTGTGCGAAGGCCATAATGTATTCTCCTAATTGTTATAAACGTACCATCCGATATTAATCGGAACGTAGTACCAAGGCGCATCTAAGAAACCTTGCTGTCTCTCAGCGTAATCTATAGATACAGTTATTGTTTCATCCCCAGTATAGGAGATCTTAGTGGTTGCTTCAAAAGCCTCTAAGACAGTATTGGCTAGGGCATCAGCAGCGGCGGGGCCATTACCTTCTGGGGTGTAGGCAGTTACAACAAACACACCATCGTATCTCTGTTGTGGGTTTAAACCTCTTACAGCGGGTCTGCGGAGTGTCGGGAGAAAATTAGTCTGTAGGTAGCTTGTACCTGTCGTTGGGCTAAATGAGACATTCTCATAAGCTATACCACTAGGTAAATTAGCAGTATTAGCTAACTTGTTCTCAAGTGCCGCCCGTATGTCATTATAGATACTAGCCACGTTTATACTTTCTCTTTAGTTGGGTAAACACAAAGTAGCCATTAGTTTTGGGCCAACCCTCTCCACGTTCAACATCATTGGCGTGAGGACTATTGTTACGAAGCTCTATTCGGGTAGTATCTAACAAGGAAGGTATTCTTTCTAAATCTTGAGTAAGATTACTTAAGCCTTCATTTCTCGCAGCTTGTTCATTGGCTTTAGGTTTATTCTTAGAGCTTTTACCTCTAGGTCTACCAGCACCTACATTAAAAGAGAAAGATGTTACATATGCACCAGTATCTACAGGAACTCTAATTGTACCTAAACCGACTGCATCAACTGCCATGTCTATTAGTTTACGTTCTACTTGTTGTTCAGCTAAAGCCTTAAGACCACCTATCTTCCTCTGTAGAGAGGGCATGACCTTTAACTCAGTTCTCATTACTCTCTCACATCACACAAGAAACAAATCTTGACCCCATTAGAAAATATAGTAACAACAGAAATAACATTAACTGTGTCACCGTTACCAATAATCTGATCTTCGTCATCGGGTTCTACTGCCAATCCTAAAGCTGGGACTACGCATTTACGGGTGCCTCTGCGGATCTCATCTACGTTAGCTATGATACCTTGATCGTAGTTGTAGAAGTAACCCTCAAAGTTGTAGTCGGTTGTAGCTGAACCTGTTACTGACCCAGTAGTAGGATCGTAGGTTCCTGCTGTAGTCTTCTTGCGTAGAGTAAGTGGTTCACCAAACTCCTCTACCATCTTGAGTAGGTTATAACCTCTTGAGAATGCCATGACCTATCCCTTAACTATAGTCGTAATCATCACCACTATAACTTGGTGGGTTTTTAAATCTATCCCTACGGAAGGATGGTGGAACACGATCTGTATTCTGCCTTACAGCATCTACCCTAGCTATGCTAATACCACCAGCAACTACACCCACACTAGCTCCAGCCTTCTTACCATTAAGCTCAAGGTCTAAAGCTAGTTGAGTGTACTGATTAGCTAGGTCACTGTAATTAGCACTGAGAGCGCCTGAGAGGTTCTGTGTGACCCTACGAGAGTATTGTGCAGCGATTGTTCTAGCGGTCCAAGCACCAGCTTGATAGATGTTGTCACTTGTCTGAGCTAAAGCAAAAGTAATTTCTTCATTCTGAACTTGTTGGTCGGTGGTGTCAGTGTCTCCCACAAGGAGCCGTACAGAGTTCAAACGCCCAGAGGCTGTACTTGTACCCAAATCAGTTGCATCATACGACCAAGCCATTCTTTAAGTCTCCATGTGACCATAATTTCTACGCCAGCTACGAATAAGCCCACGCTGTTTATCAACTATCTTAGACTTCTTACACTTCTTCTTTTGGAACTCAGCTTCAGATTTAGTCTTAGAGTTTACTTTATCGTTGATACTGTCCACAAGACCATGCAAACCATCTATGTCTAGTTGCTCTAGTCCATCACCAACTTTAAGTTCTACTTCAAACTCTGAGTTATGATGAATGAAACCTTGTGTGTATAAGATTAACGCCTTATCTTCACTTACACCAATCTCTTTCCATTTAAACTCCTCACCCTTCTTTAGCTGTCTACCCCAAGATTGAAATGGGTGCTTAACAAAGACTGGGCGGTCTATTTGAAATGGCATATTCTCTTGTCGAATCATTGTACTACCTTTTGTCGGGGAATGATGGCAGGGGCCATTACTACAGCCCCCACCAATGTAAATTAAGCTACAGCAGCAGCGAAGAGGTAACCCAAGTCAGCGCCTACGACTTTCATATCGTAAGACATTTTAACTTGGATCATCTCAGCGATTTGCTGACGCTTCAGAGCATCATCTGAGAATGACTCAACAGTGATACCCAAATTGTTCACACCTTCTAGGTTATTCCAAGCGAAGGTCAAACCAGCCGCTGGTGACATAAGACCAGCATTATTTGGTGTGTGAGCCAACAGAGCATTTTTACCACCGATAAACGCATTGCTTTCTGCAACACCTTCTACTGATGAGTTCTTGACAGCTTCCATGACGTAGAAGTTCTCTACCTCAAAGATTTCAGCCAACTTAGCATCTGTGATTAAAGCTGTGTTAGTTACAGTTGCGCCACCGTTCAAACGTGCCAGAATGTCTGGGTGGTTGATCAGCTTGTCACGTACTTCTTTACCAACAACCATTGTGTTTGGCTTGAAGCCACCAGAAGCCAACTGTACTACACGACGAGCAGCAGTTACATCTTGGATTGGTGTTGAGTTTGTGTAGTCTGACCACTGTGAAGTGCCTGACAATGTGTTGTCTGTTCCCCAAACTCCTGTTGAGAAGAAGTTGGTTGCAAACTGCTCTTCACGATGGATCATCAGACGCATCGCCAAGGTTTCAGCACCAGCAGAACGGATGTCCAACATAGCATCTTCGTTAGCCAAAGTTTGCTCATCGAAGTCCATACCAAGACCATAAACGTCAGCGAAGTAGCTGCTGTTTGAGATAGTCATACCGATACGGTTTACTTCTGTACGTGGGGCCAATTTAGCTACATCACCAGTACGGTTCATATTCGCACGGTCATAGATGTAGTATTTGTCAGATTGTTTTGAAACGCCGACAGTTGGGAAAACCTTATCAGCGACAAAGTTCTCTTGTGATTGTGCATAAGCCAGCGTGAGGTTAGTCAGCGGCTGGTCAATATGCACTGAGGATGGAGTTAGCAAGGGCATTTAATTATTCCTTTCTTGCAATTAAGCAGCAGCGTTGCCACCTTGGATCAACTCGATAGCCATAACTTGACCGTCAACTGCTGCTTCCAAAGCGTAACCCATGATGATATTTGTTGAAGCTGCGGTAACTGCGTCACCAGAAGCATCAGTTGCAACGGCTGCACCAGCGGCAATAGTACCACCAGAAGTTACCATAACCTTACCTGAGACTGCTACAGTTGCAGCGGCGGCAGCGGCAGGGTTATTCAACAGAACACCAATGCAATTTTCACCAGCAGAATCTGCTAGATCTACTTGACCGTCACTCTCTAGAGTAACGAATTTAAATTGTGCTGCGGTGAGGCTTTCACCAGCAACAAAAGACCGTGTATCACGGGACTGCATTACAGCCATATTTATTCTCCTTTATAGGATTTGTTGATAAGAGCTTTACCTTCATCGGTCTTAGCAACTGCGGCATAAGCTACAGCATATTGGCTCTTCTTGATTTTGTTTTCGTCCATATAAGACTTAACGAGGGCATCCAGCTTGTCCTGTGCTGTAGCGAAGTTGCCATCAGCATCAGACTTACCAAATTCTTCCATAGACTCTCCGAATACTGCATCAGCACCCTTCAGAGCTTCCATAACTGCTTCATCTGTATCGAACTTAGCAATAAGCGTTTTAGCTACGTCGATGTTGAAGTTAGGTAGAGCTTCTTCTGCACGTTTAGTCAGTTCAGCATCTGCCTTAGCAACTTCAGCTTCTTCCAGAGCCTTAAGGATTGGCGCAGGGATGTCAGCTTTGTTGATTTGCTCACCATCATACTCTACATACTCAGGTTCAGCTTTCTTCTCAATTACATCAGCTTTAATGACATAACCGTTTTCGATGAGAGACTTACGAAGACGCTCGTTCTCTTCCTTAAGAGCAACTTCAGAAGCCTTAAGTGTTTCGATCTCAAGCTCTTCAGCGGTTGCATCATCAGCTTTCTTCATGTCCATGTTGTACATCTTCATGGCTTCTTCTTCAGACATACCTTTATCCATGTATGGCTTCAGTTTGGCCTTCAGATCGTCAGACATTTTTTCTGTTACTTCATGTTCCATAGGTTCTCCATTGGAGTTATCACGCTTGTACAAGGAGACTATTGCCTGTGCATTTGCTGGACGATCCACCAAAGACAACTCTTCCAGTTCAAGCTGTTTTAAAAGGTTAGGCACTATAGTCCTCCTTGATTGCACGACCCCCAATAGAGAAGGCCGCAAGTTCACCAGACTTAACCTTCGCCCAGACATTATCGTCATAGACTTTGAAAGCTACAATCCAGCCTTCACGGTCACTCTGAATGCCAAGGGATTCACCTATCTCTTTAGTGATAGGCATAGAGTGGATAACTGCTCCAATCTGATCCCCCATGTGCATCTGTTTACCGACACGAATATGCTCCATAAAGCCATTAACAGCCTTAACGAGTGTGTCAGGTTCTATTACGTCACCTTGACGGTCAACCACTGGCTCACCTTTCTCAGTAACGACTGAGGCCCACCCATAGACTAGACGCTGTTCGTCATCTGCCTTGAGGATTTGACCTTCAACACTTTTAGTAAGTTCGGACACTGATGTTCCACCTTCCCACATACGACAAGACCAGTAACCTGCTGTAGTCTTATCTTTCTTGGTATCGCAAGAATGGCGGGAGCGGAAATTAGCTCTGGCTTTAGGGTCATCTCGACGGATCTCCATGTTAGGATCTCCAAAGGCAACTCTCTTTACTTTATCACCATCTTGCACGAATACTTCAAACTTCTTATTGCCACCTTGAATACGGCGAGGCTTGTTTAAAGTTACTTTCTCACCTTGGTACTCAGCCTTAGTGAACTCTTCCTTCATCACTTCCTGTACGATAGCTCTGAGAGCGTCTAAGCGGTTCACTGATGGCTCTTCTTGGGGTTCTTCAGCTACCTCATCACGGGAGTAATAAGCTAGGTACTCCTCATGGCTACCACAGGGCATGTACACCGCCTGTCCTATGCCATCTTCATGTACGTGGATCTTACCTTCACAACCCATGTCCATGCTTCTAGCTCTAGCTTCCATCTCAGTAGAGAATACATCATTAGCTAGTTTAGCTTTAGATATTGACTTCTTGCTGCTAGATGGATGAGAAGCTGGCAGTAGATCTTTGTCGTGTGTAGCTTTCTTAGAGCCAGTGACAATCTTAAGAAAACTATTAACCCTAGCCATAGCCCATTGCTCAGGACCAGTCACATTAGGACGTACTGACTGAGGGTTTGTACGGTAGGCACCTACACCTCTATCATATACCTGCTCAAGCATACGCATAGTCACTTTATACTTAGACTTCTTGTTATGCTCTTTCATTTTATTTTGTAGTGCAACTTTGGGCATTATACTACCTTAGCTAAGTAACCTCTAAATACACCGAATGCTACAGCGTTATTTGAGGATGTTTCACATGTTATTCTTACATCAGCGTTCTTAGGAACTATTATGCAAGGATCAAGTTCGATATTAAAAGCACCACCAGCGGAAGATGCTGTAAATAAAGCTGACTGTCTAAAGGTCTTACCAGCATCTCTTATTTCTATATAGAAGTCTACAGCGGCAGACTGCTTTAAACTCACAGCACCATAGGCACCTGTAATTAAGTAGTAGTCTTCTTTACTGAAAGTCGTAGCTGCCTTAAATGATGACTGGAAACCAGCAGGAATATCTAAATGTATTTTAGTTGCATCTGAAGGTACTCCCCCAACAACAGTAGTATTCTCATAAACTACAATCCTACCTACTAACTCTTGCCCGTTGTTATTATACATGCGGGATGTACGAGCTAGTGGTGTGTCTAATGCTACAGGAGTTTGACCATTTAGAGTTACATTCTGAGTTACAAAGGTAAACTCTTGATCAAAGCCTGTACCAGTTACCGTATGACCCTCAATAGTTACCTCTTGAACATCTAGGGCATTAGAGGATGATACATATGCTATGGTGTTATCTGACACATATACTTCATGTCCACCGACAGTCCAGATAGTCTCAAAAGAGTTTACAGATAGTGAAGCAGACTTACCAAACTTAATTAGGGACTTGGCTTTCTTATCAATAGAAACATAATCACCGTAGGTAGCTTGGATCTCACGTTCACCTTGGACTAATCGTCCATCAGGCACTTCGTAAGTTCTTCTCTGCCACCCACCAAACATATTTTCTAGTTCCTGTATCTCTTGTGCAAGTATTGCTTCTGTTGGATCTACAGCATCTTCTACTTCTGGCATTCCAGTGAGAATATTGCTGGAGGTTAATGTGTAGTCTTGAGTAAGTGTGGGAGAACCTACAGAGGGTGTGCCAGTGATGAAAGAAGGTGGAGCAAAGTTCTCCCCCTCTACCATCGTTGCATCAGCTACAGCAGGGAAACCTGTAAGTATAGCTGATGCGGTAAGGCTATGTTCCTGTGCTAGAGTAGTCTGGTTGGCTACAGGGGTGCCTGTGTTAAACCCTAGTGCCGTTAAGCTATGTTCTTGAGCTATGGCTGTAGATGAAACTACAGGGTCTTGGGTAACTATAGCTACAGATGTTAGAGTGTGTGTCTGAGCTAAGGTTGTTGTGGCTAGTTGGGGGTTACCAGTGCTAAATCCATCAGCACCAATAAAGTTGTCATTAATTAACGGTTCACTTGACTGGGTGAGTATTAAGTCAGTGTTTTCCTGTAGTACCCTGCTTGTCATTTTGCATGACCTCTATTATGCAGGATCAGGGATACCGATAGTAAATGACCCTAAAGAGAATGTGTTACCTGATGCGACAACCTGACTAGCTGTCAAAGACCCTGTGGCTAATAGTCTAGTGTTAGATACGTCTACGATAGCGTAGTGAGTAGCTGTACCGTTACCTGTCACTGAGCCATCTGAGATAGCTGCAACTATAACTTCACGACCACCACCTGATCTGTCAGAAGGGGCAGCAATGGAAAGTGATGTGGAGTTACCTAATGTATAAGTAGAAGTAGCCTCAGTGTATGATGTAGCTTCCTGAGAGGTTAGGTCTATACGAGAGGCTTCAGTGTCAAGTACAGATAGCCCATTGTCAAAAACTCTGTTATTAAGACTGGGCATCTTCTGGCTCCTCTTGTGTTACAGGCTTGGCATCTGCATCATATCTTAGTTCAGCTATATCCATCAGATCCTGTATAACCTCTGGATGATCACTTACGTTGATGTCTGCGCCATTCAGGTTCCGTAGGAATGCTGCAATCTCACGTAGATCATGTGGAGCTACATCACCAGCTACAATAGTTGGCATCAGGTCATAGTTCAGACCGTTCAACTCCCAGAGGCGCTCGACAAGCTGTTTGTTAAGGACATCAACAATAGCTTGGATATAACTCTCTAATGCACGAAGGAACAGGTCTGTCTTACTCTTGGAGAGGGCATAAGAGCCAGTAGAGCCACCACCAAGCATAAGAAACTCAGAAAGAACACTACGAGCAATATCATGCTGGTAACGCCTTACGATAGTATCTATCTCTATATTACGACTACCACTAGAAGACATAAGCTCAACATCTACCAGTTTCTGGTTGGTAGGCGCTCCGTCTTTATCGGGATAGGTGTCGGAAGGCAGAATAATGTATCCCTGCTCATTGAACTTGACATCCCTGAGAATAGATTGCAGGTTATTGACAAATCCAGATTGTGCGGCTGTTGCATCCCCTGACAAGTACTCAGCAGGAATACGAGCAACAGGGATACCAGCAAGTTCCCTCTCAACTGCTATAGCCTCAATAGACTGTAGGTTGTTGACATACTCATAAGAAGTATAAGCATTACGAAGAATAGACCTACCAGCAGGATCACCATTAATCGTTGTCGTGCGGTAGTACAGACTTTTGCGAGTAGGTATATAATTAGAGTTGTTATAGCTCGACCCGTCCTGATAAATACCTTTGACATCACCAGTCTGTTGATCTACATCAAACCTAGAGATTGTCCAAGGCGCACGAATAGCAATCTTGCGTACACCCATACGGCCATCAGAGTACTTAGAACGCTTCTTATCACTTCTTTCAGTAGGGCCATTACGTCTTTTATAGATGACCTCAAACCAAGCAAAGCCATACGACAAATTCGATAAGGACTCAGCAATATGGTCATCAAGGGTATGGTCCATATCATCAAGTACAGACTTAACGAACTCAGCTTCTTCTTTAGCTTCTGTACTATCATTGGCTGGCATCACCTTTAAATCTACGTCACGAAGGACTTGTTCTGTAGCATACATGACAGCACCAATAGTACTGTCGTTATCTCTCATCTCACGGTACTTGCGTATGGCTTTCTTGCCACGCAACTCAGGTAGAAACTCATCAGCCCGTATCTGACCATTGTAGGTGTTATCACCAGCTACACCTAATACCTTCTTGGCCTCTGTTTCTGAGAGCTTCTTAACCATTACCTTAATCCTTTGGCGCTACTATACGCTAATTTAAGCGTAGGTTTTGCGTAGCCATTCAATGAGAGGTCCGTTATAGCCCAAACTAAAGCATCAAGACGGTCTGGTGAGCCTATGGACCCTAGAGGTTCCCACTGTACCATCTGATCTTCTAAATCATTAAGTCCTCTTACGTGTTTAACCTTATCCTGTTCATATAGTGCAGAGACAGGTTCAGCCCGTGCCATCTTCCCTCTGGATGCATGTACGAGCTTTACTGGGACTGTTTCATCTTCTGTGTGTAATGTGTGACGAACCATGTCGCCACCTTGGTTTCGTTCAGCTACAATCCTATCAGCCATATGTTCTCTATAGAGTTCTACAGCTTTGGATGCCCACTGTTGAGGAGTATATCTACCTGTGTGGTCTTCTAAGACGTAAGCTATACCATTGACATCTACACCAGCAACTACAATACCAGTCATGTCACTTTCTGCATTTGACGTAATAGCTGGATCGATAGAAACAACCACCCTATTAAGAGATGGTACGTCATCCTTGTCTATCTCACACTTAGCAAGTTGTTGTCTATTCCATAATGCGCCAGATGCTTCATCAAGTATTTCTGCATATAGTTCTTGTCTACCTAACCTTGTTCCCTCATAAGTCTTCTTTACTGCATCTAAGAAGGTATCTGCTAGATTGGCTGCATTATCATAGGTACTCCCTTTGCTAATGGTAGTCTTATCATCGTCTAGTATTGTGCGTATCAGTTTGGTTGTCTTAGGTGTCGTCGTTACAAACACTTGAGGACGCTTACCTAAACGTAAACCAAACTGTAGCATATCCCAAGTTTCTTGGGCATTTCTCCATGCACAGAGTTCGTCTGTCCATGCTGAGTAGGCTTGTGGCCCACGTAATCTCTCTGGGTCTTCAGCGGAGAAGAATACAGCCTTAGAGCCATTCTCCCATGTCAGAGTATTGTTGGTAGGTGACCAAGTAGGAAATCCGATATGCTTTCCCCTATATGTCTTATCACCCTTCCAACAGACATTGAGTAGACCTGAGTCACCCTCAACCATAACCCTGCGAACATCACCTTTAGTAGGTGCAACACAGTGGACGATCTTATCGCCCTTCTTAATTCTGTGTCTGACCCACTCTGAACCTGCACGGGTCTTACCCCAGCCACGACCAGCAAGTGCAACCCAAACATTCCATATACCTTCTGGTTCTAACTGTTCAGGTCTAGCCCAAAATTCCCAGTTGTGTTGTAACTCTTCAGTCTTCTTAGGGCCTAGTTCTTGTAATAGTGCAGCTACATCAGAGTCTGGTAAATCTCTAAGTACTTGCGCTGTTATCATCTATACGGGTCTTACCTAATAAGGTCATCAAGGAGTCTATAGCTGACTCATCTACATCGGGGTCTTCAACTTGATCCACCTCATTTACTGTAGATGTAGGTGACCAACCACCCTTACTACGAAGAAATAGTTCCTGAGACTTGAAGTCACCTTCTAATGCTTGCTGTACAACTACAGAACCTACAGCACCTACAATAGAAGCCTTCTCTTCAGCTATGTCCTCACCATATAGTTTATAGAAGGTAGCTGTACTTGAAGGGGCATTCTGATACTTCTGAATACTACTAAGAATATCTTTAACAGATACTCCACTACGAATACCTTCTCTAACCTTCTTGGCTATCACTTCACTATAGGGGATCTTATCGTGGACGCTCATAATGTTTCACCTTGCGTAGCTAGTGCTACTATTGGTACTACCTATACTTAAGTATAAACTTAAGTTTCTTAATCTATCTAGTATTATAATATGATAAGTTGAGATCTTAAGTATATACTTAAGTATAGCTCCTACTATACTATAGGGATACATTTATGAGTTTGTCAACCTAACTATTTTAATTATTTTATAAGTCGTTGATTACCAATGATTCTTTTTTCTTGTAGTTGACTTAAGTGGGTAGCGCATGTCGTATACTGTTGCATAAATACCACAGTAGATACAGGGTCGAAGTAAAATTCTTATGTTATAGATGTGGGTGGAAACAGCCCCCAACCGAATCACCTGCGTATAATACAGAGGGTCCCAACGAATGTCAACCCCCCAGTGTAAAAATGTGATTGAATGTTACAAGACTGAAACAATTTGTGATCTGGGGTTGACTCTTGCTAAACTATTGATAACAACAAACGAATCACTTGACAAAAAATAAATTCTTGCGCTTGGCGAGCGAATCGGCTGCACTATTGATAATCATTCGCAACAAGACTCGTTATTGATAATGAGAATCATTCGCAAGTAATAGGCAAGTAAACAATTGACTCTGTTATATTATAACACAAGCCACGAGAGCCAATATAAGCGCTATACACAACGCAAAAAAGAATCCTGCTAGGGTATTAGCCTAACAGGACTCTAAGGTTATTCTATGGGCTTTATATTAAGCGGTTGCTATGTTACTTTCTCAATCAAACCGTTTCTCATTGTCACTTGCCCAAACCATTCACGCCCGTTGTTGGTTATATGGGGTCTATTGGCTACCGTAAGAGTCCCGTTAGGCGTATACTCAGCGCCGAATATGCTTGTCTCAATATACTTGAGCGGCTCGCCTATGCTTTCCTTACATGCTTTCTTGGATGGATAGTTTGCAATCAATGTCATTAGATTGTTTCCTTTTCTTGTGTTGTTGTTGTTGTTGTTGTGCGGATTGTAAATCCCGAGTTGTCGTTACGTGCCAAGCCTTTAGCCTTGAGTCCTACTATAACATTTTTTTGATCCATAGGGCGCCAGTCGGATTCATCGCCATTAATAACAGTGTAACCAGCATAGGACTCTGGGAGCTTATCAAACACCGCCGCAACATTGCCGCCAGCCTTTAAGACTTCCAAGCATTGATCCCAGTTGGATTCCGACTTGCTAAACGTCAAGTGATAATTGCTAGGCATGTTACCAGCACAAAACCTAAGCATAGCCTTGAAGCGCTTTGTGTAGTCCATAAAGTCGACTTGCGGGAATGTTTCAAAGATAGTCTTTCCATCGTCAAGATATACGGATTCAAAAGGTGTGTCAGAAGTCGTATTAAGTCGGATTCCGCATATCATATTAAGGCTAATAGCCTTGCGTAAATGGGACTCAATCTCAAAACATACTAAAGCTAGATAGGCTTTCCTTACATTGTAAAAGGCTTGAGTCCTAGCAATGCGAGCCTTTACCTTATTGGGTAGATAGATAGGGTTTCCAGCGGTATGTAAACAAGCCTCAGCACAGCCTAGACTAGCTTCTGAGCAAGTATTAATTAAAACCTTGCGTAAACCTTTGCTAGATTGCTTGAAGTAATAGCCAGCTGTTTTTGCTGGTGCAAAGTTATGACCACGACTCAGGACTCCAAGTTTACTATTTTTTGCAATCTTAGGATTAGACTCGACAGCACCTAGAGCAGAAGTAAAATTAAAACCAGCCTTGCGGATTACTCGCAAGCATTCGGCTTTAGATTTAAAACCATTATAGAGTCTAGGCTTTATGTCGTTTAATAGGTTTATTGTGTTTGTGCGTTTCATTTGTGTTTATCCCTTACAAACAAGATTGATATAAAAGCCGCCACTATTTTGAGTCATGATACCGACTCCGCATTCGTCATGGAACGGCTCTAAGAGTGTTAGATAAGGCAAGCAATACATTGCCGCAAGTAATAGCATCATAGCCAAAAACCAGCCTAAAACGTCTCTTATGCGCAATTGATAATCCATATTAAGACTCCGCATGTTTGACTAGACGATTCATATATTGGTTGTCTGTATAGTCTGATATTATTTCATCTGGTAAACGATCATATTCTAAAACAATGTGAGCGCCGCCTAAGTATTGACCCGTTGTCATATTAATGAATCTGATATGCGACTCGTCTACTCCAAAAACCGCATTTAATAAATCACGCTCTAATTGGCTAGAGTCTTCCACAAGGTTTTCTTCTTCATATGGGTCTATGATATATATTGCCGTTGTCCAATCTTGCTTGGCCTTGCGTATCATTTTTCTAATCACTGATTTTGCTTGTTTCTCATGTAACATTTTAAGACTCCATATGAGATTTAACTAATTTTAATTCGTAGGCTATGCTTTCAATTTGCCAAAGCAAGTCTTTCTTACATTCGGGGACTCCAGTTTTAGAAAGCAAGCCCTCTAAAAATTGCGCCTCATGTAGTGATAGTTTAAGATCTAAGGTTTGATAATCCATTTTAAGACTCCCGAATCGGTAAAGGTTAAAGACTGGAATCAGTATAGCAGACAGGACAAGCAGCGCAACAGGGCCTCAGAGGCTCAAAAACGCTCAATGAGTAGGGGCAAAGGTTTTGCATAGTCTGACTCATAAAATTCGATTCGGTACACTCAGGGGCGCTAATATCGAGTGTTCACTTTTGTTCCCTGGGGTTGACACGTATTCTGGTTGTAAGAATCACCCTATTTTGTAGATTTTACACTTTAAGGTTGAATCTTGTGAGTCACATTCAAAACCTTGAGTCAAGCTATTGTTTAATCATTAAACTATACACTTTTACCGATAGTTAGAATTATTCTATAACCCGTTATGCATAAAACGCATGGCTGGTATGCAAAAATAACAATTGACGGATAGATTGCACGATATGCCAAAAACGAATCATGACGTTTAAAAATACCATATCAAAAGACTCAGGTTTAAGTGATTCGCTTGTTGCGTTATCGAGTAGAGTCCGATTCGTAAAGCAGAATCTTGTGTCAAGTGAATCTTTGTTGCGAATCGTTGTAAATAAATCACACTATCCGAAATATCTTGTTAACTATCCTTTTGTGCCATTGACAGCAATTTTGGATCTATCCGAATCGGTAGTTTGGAACGAATCAGAAACGAATCATGAATCGAGAACGAATCAGGAACACTGGAACGAATCGGGAACACTCCCTCCAGTGGAAATTAAGACCCCACCAGTGGAAAATGACCGTGACCCCACCAGTGGAAATGCGGAACGCATCTAGGAAATATAGAGCTTGACCCCACCAGTGGAAATATGTAAGGTGATTCTAAATTGTAACAAAGGAGACTACCGATGGAAAAAGAAGTAAACGTACTAGGTATTATTTCTGAGATACTAAAGGATGCTGACAGAGAGATTGCCGCAGTATTCAAGAAGCATTTCACAGAAGAGGAATTGGACAATAGTGCATATGCTATCATGGCATACAGTCTGGCATGGGATGCAATGCGTGAAGCAGAAGATCTAAAACAGAGAGCTGTAGGAGAATCATAATGGAAAATATTATTAAGCAGATCAGAGAGATCGAAAGCGATTTACACACTGTAATTAATCGTGCGGAAGGATACCGCAATGATGTGGAACGTGGGATTAACGTGAACCATACCTGTGAAGGTGATATGTCGTGGACTAAACAGGATAAAATCAACAGCCTCTTTGAGTATCTGGAAGATGCTAAGAATGATATTGATCGTTTGAAGGATGACATCAAAGAAGCTAAAAATCATTTGACTAACTTGCTGGATGATGTAGAGTATGAATCAGTTAGACAGAAAGCTGTAGGAGAATCGTAATGTATAAAGTAAGAACAACATATAAAGACCATGACCTAGTTACTGAGACTTTCAATAACTTACGTGAGGCAATTAGTGCGGCAAAAGAAGAGTGCATGTACGAAGAGACAGACTACAGTTGGGTCTATGACGAAAACGAAAAGATTGTACACAAATCAGAAGGGTGGTCATAATGTTATTTAAGATGGACAGAGAATACTTTTGTGAGTGTTGTGAGTTCTACAAGACCTTAGAGGAAATGCATGGGGACAATGATACTATCTGTGCTGTATGCCAAGAGGGTCAGGAAGAGTGGGAATATCTCAATAGTAATGAAGAGGATGATGACTGATGAGTGACCCAAGACATGCAATGATATTTGAATGCTCAGAGAATAAATTCTGGCTCAATATCGTACCAACCACAGAACTTCCAGATGGTACATTTGGTGATGATAGCCCGTTAGCAGCAAAGACCTTTGGCCCATTTAAAGATGTTGACAAGGTAAAAGAATTTGCAGATGATAACTTCCAGAATACAGGATTTGAAATACCGCTTTATGTAGACAAGTGGAGAGAAGGGATAAGGGGATATTAAGATGCAACTTAGAGAATTAACTAAAGCACTAGCTAAAGGATTAGATGTACGGTGGTCTAATAATGGCTACAAGGTACATTGGGATGGTGATGTAATTATGGTAACCTATGAGGCCAATGGCTTTACTGGCGCTCTTGATGTAGAAGAGATTAAAGATTGTTATATTAGAATAGGAGCTAAGTAATATGTACTGCGTAATCAATACTGAATTAAACGATGTCATAGCTATGTTTCTTATGAAATCAGATGCTACCGACTTTATCTATAAGTGTCGTAACCCCTACGGTAGAAAAGGCTATAAGGTAGAGTACAGGAAGGAATACGATAGTATCCCACTATCCTTAGAGGAGAGACACAATGGATGATAGAATATGTATGCACTATATTGTAGATCGACTAGAGGATATAACAAAAGCTGAGAGTATAGAATTAAGTTATGAAATGGTGCTTTCATTTAAGGACGAGCTAGTGTATAACTTAGGTGTAAACCAACGAATCAAACGTAATGAAAAAGGAAAAAGATAATGCCACTAGATAAGACAATGGTAAGTAACGTAATTGCTGATAACCTTAATAACTTCATCACAGTCAAGTTCCTGACTAAGACTGACGAGGAGCGTGTATACAATGGACGTATGAATGTACAGAAGGGCCTCAAGGGAAATGAGCGTGGCCGTATAGCTGCGGAAGCCCTGCGTAGTAATGGGTATGTGACCCTTAAGACTAGCGAAGGTTACAAGTGCTTTAACCTTGACAAGGTATTAGCTATGAAGGTAGGCGGTAGACACATATTTTGCATGGGAGCAGAGCTATGAACCAAGACCTAGAGAGGGAATTACGCATGTTAGGTATTATGATACCTACTGAGGATGAAGTAGATGTAGAGGAAGACTTAAGGACTTTACACTTATCTAAGGGTTGGTATAATGACCCTCGTGATGAAAATGGAGAGGTAACATTCTAATGAAGAAAAGAAGGCCCAACCCTATGGCTAAAGACTTGAGGCAACCCAAGTATAGACAGAGGGTTGTACCTGACAAGAAAAAGCCTATATTAAACAGGAAGCGTAAACATAAGAAAAGTAGCACAGCTACGCAGTGAAACAGGAGAATCACTATGACTGATAAAACAAATAAAATCATAAAGAGTGCAGATCTTAGTCAAGGATGGAATGCTTATTACTTTGGTGATGGGACATTACTTATTAACCACTTTAAGGGTTTTAGTATGCAAGTGCCTAAAGAGAGTGTAGACCGCCTGATGGAAATAATGGATGAAATTAAACAGGGTGATGTAGTATGATTCAAGTAACATATAAAGGCAGCATGGGTAATGACCTGACTGTAGTTAATGCAGCCCGTGTTAGCTTTGGTAAAGAGAGTGAGTGGGAATATGAGGAGTCAGATGCCTATAGCTTCAAGCAACATATGAAACTTAAAGATAAGAGACTTATCAAGTACTTAGCCAAGCATAAACATATATCACCATTCGGACATTGCTTTGCTAGTTTCCATATCAAGGCTCCAGTCTTTGTAGCTAGACAATTAGTCAAGCATAAGTTCCTACGTTGGAATGAGATTAGCCGTAGGTATGTGGACAGTGAGCCTGAGTTCTATGTACCTGCTACATATCGTGGACGTAGCCTTAATAAAAAGCAAGGTAGTGCAGGTAAAGTAACTGTATCTGACAACGGCTTTAATGAAATTGCAATGACTGAGTATGAGTATCTACTAGATTTAGGCGTATGCCCTGAGCAAGCACGTATGGTACTGCCACAGAGTATGATGACTGAGTGGTACTGGTCAGGTAGCTTGGATGCCTTTGCTGATATGTGTGCGCTGCGCTGTAAGCCTGACACACAAGCTGAGACAGCAGAGGTAGCGTGGGAAATTGACCGCATTATGATTGACCTGTTCCCCGTGTCGTGGAAAGCATTAAGAGATGAATAAGCGTATACCTATGAAGGGTGGTGATGAATATGATGCCCTAAGTAAATCACGTAAGTTCCTACGATGGAAATCAGGACAGGTAAGGAAGATCAAACGTGCTTACAATAAAAGATTCCGTAAGTATAGCAGAAGGATAAACCATGAAGAGTGACATGATAAAAATAACAGATATAGAAGAGCATGAAGATGGTAGTGCTACACTACAAGTAGAGTGTGACCCTGAGACATTTATGGCTATCTTTGACGTAGGCTTTGTAACATTAGTAAAGGCTGGCTTAGAGAAGGAGAAAAGTGATGGGTAGGTATGTAGTGGAAATAGAGGTTGAGAAGGGGGAATACACTTTCGTAAGGAAGGAAGACCCTTGGACGTATGACACTGAGGTCTGGGTCTTTAACAGCCGTGAGGAAGCCCAGAAAGAGGCTAAGAAGTGGGATACTGGTAGAGTAGTGGAGTATCTATAATGTTGTTCTATACTGTCCTTGTGTTGAGCTATACGCTTAATGGTGACTACCTACAATCTAATATCATCTTCCCTAGTGCTAGGGCTTGTGGAAACGCTCTACCAGCCTATTACGAGCCTGTGTATGCCATTGATAGGAATGCCATAGGTCAATGCCTAAAGACTGAGGTTATATCAGCCTCTATCAAACCTAAGAGGAAACCCTTATGATAAGTAATGAAGATCTTATAAATATGTGTCGTAAGTTAGCACACAAATATAACAGGCCTAATGACTTTGATGACATAGTATCTGAGGGAGCTATAGTCTGCCTAGAGTTAAGGGCTGAAGATCCAGAGGTACACCCAGCGAAACTGTATCGTGAGGCTAATAGAGCCATGCATGACTACATTAACTTAAGCCTACAACCTGTTAGTATACCTAAACATAACGTAGCTAGGCGTTTGTCACATGATATTAACGACGAAGATATAGGTAATATGTCAGAAGGTGGTGCTAATTGGCTAAGGAATATTCTGTCGTCTGAGGCTGTATCCTACGAAGAGTTTTCATCATCTATACCTGACCACGCAGAAGAATACGAGAAGGCAGATTACGAGAATTATGTAATTTATGTAGTTGAAGAACAGTTAAATAAAGAGGAGTTAGAAATAATTAAGCTCCGATACTGGGATGAGATGACACTAGATGAAGTAGCTTACAAACTTGGAGTAACTAAACAAGCTATAGATAAGAGGATTTCTAAAGCCTTTGAAAAGGTCTGTAACAATTTGTGAAGTTGACTTTTTTTGATTTGTATCCCTATTAGTAAGTGTCCCTTTAACGTAAGTATAAACTTTAGTTTATTATTATTAGTTAGTAATAAAACTTAAGTAAGAGGTAAGTGATGACTGAAGTAGCGCACCAAACTTGTCCACATTGTAACCACAAGGGTTGCTATAGCTACAACGAAGATAAGAATGTTTACCAATGTTTCTCCTGTGGAGCTAAGGGTAGACTTAGAAAGGATTACGATAACATGAGTACTGTAGTTGATTATACGCCTAAACGCATAGAAGACCCCGCCAGTGGAAATTATGTAGCTATGCGAGGCATTACAGCTAAGACTATGGAAGACTTTGGCGTACAGACTTACTCTGACCGTCAGGAATATGTATACCCCAGCGGGGGAATTAAAGTACGCAAACTAGATGATAAGATATTCTACACTAAGGATGGCTTTAAGGGTGATGAACTATTCGGTATGAACCTGTTTACCGCTGGTAGCTCTAAGATGGTAACAGTTACTGAGGGTGAATTAGACGCTCTGTCAGTAGCCCAAATGCTTAAGAGCCAATACACCAACCCTGTAGTATCTTTACCCTCTGCTACGCCTTCTAAGAAGCTCTGGGAGAAGTGTACAGAGTGGCTCAATAGCTTTGAGAAGATTATTCTATCTGTAGATAACGATGAAGCGGGGAATGCTGTAGCTGATCGTATGGCTAAACTGTTTCCTAACAAGGTTTACCGTGTACCTCACGACAAGTTCAAGGACGCTAATGAGTTCCTTACCAATGGGGCAGCAGGGGAATTTAAGAGTGCATGGTGGAATGCTAGGAAGTACACGCCTGAGAATGTTCTTAACAGTACTGATGACTTCATTAGCTTGTACAAAGATACGCCTGAGCATCAGTATGTACCCACTGGAATCCAAGCACTAGACGATAAGATCTTAGGTCTGATGCAGGGTCACTTCACAGTTATCAAAGCTCCCACAGGTATCGGTAAGACTGAGATCATGCGTTACTTAGAGTATAACATGTTACAACATAACATACCTTTTGCTGCATGGCATTTGGAAGAGACTAAGCTAAGATCTTTACTTGGCCTTGTATCGTATGAGCTAAACGATAATCTGACACGTAGGGATCTTATCGAAGAGAAGGACGCTGATGATCTTGTGATAGAGGCTATTCAACAGCTAACTAAGGATGAGTTATTTTACCAGTTCTACCTGAGTGATGGTCAAGGTTCTGATGAACTATGTGATCAGATTAGATACTTTAGTCAAGCATGTGGCTGTAAGTTTGTATTCTTTGAGCCTATCCAAGATGTAGTATCTGGTCAGTCAGAAGAGAGTAAGGAGCAGATGTTAGCTGACTTATCGGTCAGGTTGTCTAAATTATCAGCGGAGCTAAACGTAGGTATCGTAACTATTGCCCATACTAACGACAATGGCGATCCTAAGTACTGTAAGATGATTGGACAACGAGCATCAGTTATCTTAGACCTCTCCCGTGACAAAGAGGCAGAGGACTTACAGGAACGCAACACAACGCACATAACAGTACAGAAGAACCGTCCATGCTCAGAAGAAGGTAGGGCTGGTATGATGCGGTTTAACTCAGAAACATTTACACTACGAGAGGTAATATAATGTCAGAACAACTGGAGTTATTCACTAATACTAAAGCTTGTAAAATATGTTCAGAGGATAAAACATTAAATAGCTATTATAAACACTCCTATAATTCAGATGGACGCTGTAATGTTTGTAAGCCTTGTTACTCAGAAAGACAGAACTTAAAGAATAGACTAAAAGCGGGGTTCGATTCTTTAAAGCCTAATTATTGTGAGTGTTGTGGACAGTCAGATATTAGGGTCGATTTAGATCACTGTCATAAAACAAACATGTTTAGGGGGTTTATTTGCAGATCTTGCAATAAGACTTTGGGTGCTAATGGTGATAACTACGACTCTGTAAAAGATGCAGAACTTTCAGATATTTATAGTGACTATTTAAGGTTGGCTTCTTTTCGAATGGGAGAAAACGTAAGTACAAAAAGAGGTAAATATAAGTAATGCCAGTATTTGATATAGAAACAGACGGCTTAGATAGCACTAAGATCCATGTAATATCTTGGATGGATGACCAAGGGAATGTGCAACATACACATGACTATGTAGCTATGCGTATCTTCCTTGAGGAAGCACCAATCCTGATAGGACACAACATTGTAAGGTTCGACATCCCCGCAGTGGAAAAGGTTCTAAGGGTTAAGATTACAGCAAAGCTAGTGGATACGTTAGCTCTGTCTTGGTATCTAAACCATAGCCGTGTCAAACATGGTCTTGAGGGCTACGGAGAGGACTATGGAGTGCCTAAGCCTAAAATTGCTGATTGGTCTAGCCTAACACCAGAAGAGTATGCTCACAGGTGTAATGAGGACGTTAAGATCAATGCTAGACTATGGCGTGACTTGGACATCAAACTTAAGAAGCTATACCCTGATGAAGATGAGAAGTGGCGTTTCATTGACTACCTTACATTCAAGCTACAGTGTGCAGCAGAACAAGAGGCCCTACAGTGGAAATTAGATGTAACCAAAGCTAAGGGTCATCTAGCGGAATGGGAAGCTATGAAGGCTGAGAAGATCGAGCAGTTAGCTGATGCTATGCCTAAGCGTATCCTGACTAAGGTGCAACATAGGCCAAAGGTAATGTACAAGAAGGACGGTGAGCTATCGTCACATGGCGAAAGGTTTGAGGAGCTACGCAAGGAATACAAGCAGCCAGAGGGTGTACAATCCTTTGTCGTTAAGATAGGTGAAGAACGGGCTAATCCTAACTCACCACCTCAAGTAAAGGATTGGTTATATTCTATTGGGTGGAACCCAAGTACCTTCAAGTTTGAAAGGGGTAGTGATGGCGAAGAGAAGCAAATACCACAAGTACGAAAGGATGGAGAACTATGCCCGTCAGTCAGAAGATTGGCCTCTGTCGACCCTGCTGTGGTCATCCTTGATGGGCTTTCTGTTCTCAGCCATCGTATTTCTGTTCTTAAAGGCATGGTTGATGCAGAGCGTGATGGATACGTGCAAGCAACAATCGCAGGATTTACCAACACAATGCGTTTCCGTCATGCAAAACCTTTAGTCAATCTACCCTCAGTGGAAAAGCCCTATGGTGCTGAGATACGTGGGTGTTTGACTGCACCTGATGGTTATAGCTTATGTGGGGCTGACATGACTAGCTTAGAGGACACAACCAAGCGTCACTACATGAAACCACTAGATCCTGATTATGTAGCTGAGATGAGTAAAGAGGGCTTTGATCCACACTTAGACCTAGCTAAACATGCTGGTGTTATCACACAAGATGACATTGATAAGCATAACTCAGGGGAACGTAGCTTGAAGTCACTACGCAAGAATTACAAAGTAGTGAACTACAGTGCTACATATGGCGTAGGAGCGCCTAAGCTGGCCCGTGAGACAGGTATGAGTGTCAAAGAGGCTAAGACCCTTCTGGAAGCATTCTGGTCACGTAACTGGTCAGTAACCAAGGTAGCTGATAGCCTACGAACTAGAGAGTTATTTGGCAGCATGTGGGTACAGAATCCAGTGTCTAAGTTCTGGTATAGCCTACGAAGTGAGAAAGACCGCTTCAGTACCTTGAACCAGAGTACGGGTGTCTATTGCTTTGATAACTGGGTTAAGGGATGTCGTGAGAAGGGTATCAAGACTGTTGGTCAGTTCCACGACGAGATTATAGCGTTAGTTAAAGAGGGTGATGAAATGGAGACAAAAATAAATATGGAGTACTCTATACAAGATTTAAACAAACAACTGAATCTAAACATAGACTTAGGGATCGACGCTCAATTTGGAAGTACATATGCCGATATACATTAGTAAAATAAATTACATTTTCTAGGTTGACTTTTTGTGATTTGTATCCCTATTAATAATTACCAGCCCTTACGAAAGGAACTCGACAATGGCTAAATACACAATGGATATGGTTTTAGAGTATGCTAAGATCTTCCCCGAAAACGCAGACATGGGATCACCAGATGGATCACGAGCAGCACAAGCAATCCATCAAAAAGGTGGGCAGTATATCGTTAATGCTTACTTTACTGACGAAGACCAAATTGAAAAGCTAGTAGCTGATGGGTTAGACCTGACGCCTATGAACTCACAGCGTGTCCTACAGGGGAATGCTGAATTTGGTATCGGTAAATACATGAAGGTTAAGCGTATGGTATCTGACGTTAAGACCTTCTCCGATAAGAAGACAGGAGAGCCTGTAGACGTAGACTATGGTGGCGCACCTACAGTAGTAGACCTCACCCAAGGGAAAGAGAACAAGCGTCTGTGGAGCTTTTCAGAAGATGGCGCTATCGGGAACGGCACTAAAGCTAAAGTGCAGTTCGAGACTTATGCTAGTGGAGCAGGGGTTCGTCTAATGAATGTGGGAATTACTGAGCATGTAGCTTATGAGACTAACTCAGCCCCATCAGAAGATGACGAACTGTTTATGGTGGGATGATACAATGAAAGTTACAATCACCTTTGAGAATGATAGTGAAGAAGATGGGTTTGATGGTAAGACAAGTGTTGAGCGTTATGGGGTAGAGGACTTATATTCATTAGCATACGTCTTCGCTGAAGCTACTAGGTCAGCAGGGTTTACATATGTTGAAGCTGTAGCATTTGAGAAGGATGATGGTAAGATGGTGTTTGGAGACTTGTAATGAACTATGGCAAAGTGCTAATTGATGGTGACATTGTAGCTTATCGGTCAGCCTTTGCTACTCAGGACTTGTTTCCAAAGGATGCTGAAGCTAAAGCTGATGAGCTTGTTGACTTTATACTTGAGCAAACTGTGTTGTTCCCTGAGCCAGATGACTATATAGTCTACCTAACTGGTAAGGGGAACTTCCGACACGAAATAGCTAAGTCACATGAGTACAAAGGCAACCGTAAATCAGTAGAAAAGCCAGTACATCTTTACCATATTCGTGATCATCTAACTACTAAATACAATGCTATAACTAGCGAAGGAGAAGAAGCTGATGACCTTATAGCAATAGAAGCAACAAGACTTGGACCTGATACTGTCGTTGCCTCAATAGACAAAGATATGTTGCAGATACCTTGTCACCACTTTAACTTTGGTAAGAACGAGTGGAAAACAGTAGATGACTGGTCAGGACTACAATTCTTCTACAACCAGATTTTAACGGGCGATAGGGCAGACAACATAGTTGGTTTATATCGTGTAGGCCCAGTTAAAGCTACAAAGATGTTAAGTGAGGCTAAGACTGAAAAGGACTTGTGGGAAGCCTGTGTTAAAGCCTATGATGGTGATGTAGATAGGGTAATAGAGAATGCTAGGCTACTATGGCTTAGACGTAAAGAGGGCGAGATATGGCAACCACCAGTGAACGTAGAAGACACGCAATAAAGAATGGCTACAGATCTGGTTTAGAAGATGACATAGCTAAAGATCTTAAGGACAGAGGTGTAGAGTTTGAATATGAGAAGCTAAAGGTACAATGGCAACTTCTTGAGAATAAGACTTACACTCCTGACTTTAAACTGCCTAACGGTATCATCATAGAATCTAAAGGTAGGTTTGTCCAAGCTGATCGTAAGAAGCATTTAATCATACAAGATCAACATCCCTTTCTCGACATAAGGTTTGTCTTTTCTAATTCTAAGGCTAAGTTGTACAAAGGTGCAAAGAGTACATATGGGGATTGGTGCAATAAGCATGGGTTCTTGTACGCAGATAAAAGGATACCCGAAGAGTGGCTAACACAATCCTGATTAAAGTCCATCGTGTTCTTGATGGCCCCTATGAAGATGAAGATGGTAATTACTGGTTAAACTGTAGAGTAGAAGATCCCCAAGAAAGGAA